GTTTGTCCATAACATCTGCGACCGTAGTGCGCGGGCATTGGTTTTTTATCAACAACGATGGGCTCTCCGGTTAGGTCACAAAAATAACCTTCCTCGGTTACCTGAAAACCTTCTTTGTTTTCGCGCCCACCGAACTCGTTAACAGTACCGCAATCAGGGCAACGCGCGCTAACTAGATGCTCTCCTCTTGATTGATATGACGCTTTAATCTCAGGGTTAAATATATCACCGTCTGGGCAATGGCGTTCTATGTTCTCAGCATAATCTAAAAATAGAAAATCTGTTTTTCCTATCTCTGGACACAATCTAGCGCCACGGCCCGCTATTTGCTGTAACAAGCTTGCAGACTCTGTAGCTCTGAGTATTGCGATCGCATCCACCCTAGGTATATCAACGCCAGTTGTTAGTGCGCCAACGCTAACCAAGTATTTAACTTTACCCTCGCGAGAGTCTTTTATTATTTGCTTTCGTATTTTATTTTTAGTCTCGCCTGTCACTATTCTGGACAGTTCCTTCGGCAAGCTTTCCATGATTTCATTAGCGTGCTGTACTGTGCTTGCAAACAGCATCACGCAATGGCGTTTTTTGCAGCGCTCTACAACGTCCGCGACTATATCAGCCGTTAGCCTACCCTTTCCAACAAACGCGCCCTCGACGCTCTCGGGCGTGTATTTGCCGTCATTACCTATTTCTAGCTTGCTTGTGTCGTAGTGCGTGTTTGTGCATTCAGAGACCGGCGGGTTTAAAAAACCTTTTGATATTAAATAGGGCGCATCGACGCTGTATACAAGCTTGTTAAAATACGGCTCGTGTGTTTGCGTTTCAGGCACTGGCTTACCGGTTTCGTCGTACTGATAAATATATCCTGTACCCATTCTATACGGTGTAGCAGTCAAGCCTAGCACCCTTAGGTTTTTATGTTTTGATTTCAGCTCTTCAATTATTGTTTTTATTGTCGGGGTTATTCCATGCGCTTCGTCAACAATGACAGCCGCAAACTTATCCCTAAATCGACAAATAGAATTTAACACAGTTATTGGCGTACCAAATACAACATCATGACGCAAGCTTTTCTGTATGCTCGCGCTGTATATGCTTGCCTTCTCGCCTAGCTGCAAATACTTTTCGTGATTTTGCTCGACAAGTTCAGCGGATGGTGCAAGGCACAGTATTTTTTTACCTGATTTTTGGTGAAGCCAGTGGGCTACAGCTGCGATTATGTGTGATTTTCCGCTGTTATGGGTTATCGTGAAATCATGCAAAAAATAAAGATGGTTGCCAGTTATACGAACCCCGTAATAGAGCTCGCAATCGGAAACCTTTTCTATTTTAAACCCTGTTACAGAGTTCCTCTTCTTTTGATTCCTAATTCCGCACTTTTTCCTTGGCAGTTTGGTCGGTATTATGTGACAGTCTCCGCTTATACAGACTCTATAATATACACCTGAAAATCCTTTGCATGATTTTCTACACTTGGTTACATTAGAAGATAGGCCTAAACTTCTGCAAATAAAAGCAACGTCATTGCTTAATGTTTCAGATTTTGATAGATAATCAAAGCATCCCGAAGATAAACTACCGTCTGAATCAATTAAACCTGCCAAAAGTTTTAACCTGTCCTCAGGCTGCGCTGTTTTATATTCGCTGGGGATAAACTTATTTCCAGATTTTTTTTTCCATAACCCCATCGCCCTAAAAATGTTCTGTAGCTTGCCTTTCCCCCTGGTCTGAACACCCTTAGGAAGACTAAAATTATAAGACGGGCACGTTTTGCTGTCGTTAAAGTGAGGGACAACATTAAGCCCCACCTCTTCTGCGTATTTATATATAGAGCTTACTATCTCTTTGTCTTCTGTTGTTATTCCGACAGCGCTACCGATATGCCCATCGCCCAAAAACAGACCTAACATGTAAGCAGGGATTGGTAGCGGCTTAGGCTCTACATCAAACTCTATCTGGAGATCATTCCTTTTTATCTTGTGAGTGTGTTTGAAAGTCTTATTCTTATTCAAATATTCGTTAACAGTTAGATTAATAGACCCGGTAGTAAAATTTTTCTTTCCTGTAGGAGTCTTTTCTAAGTGTAGTATGTGACCTCCGTTGCAATAAAAGGAATCGCCCTTAGTTGGGGTCACCTTATACATAGAATCAAACCCACGGCATAGGCTCATAACCTCATTAAAGCCGCCTGCAGGGTTTAGCAGTTTGTCGCCAACGCAAACATCCTCTGCAGCCTTAAAGCTGCCGTTGCTCATTATAAACAGCGTCCCTTTTCTGTGGCAGCCTGTGGCGGCCTCGATCAAGCACGGCTCATAACATTGTGAAAGCTCCGCTTGCGCGGCTTCTACGGCTTCTTGTTGGTAGTCTCTTAGTTTCATAACCCAAGAAGCTCCGCGATTTTATACAAGATAAAAATGGAAAAAGCTCCAGCAATACCTGCAAACGACATTATAATCCATATCTTAATTATCATTATCATCATTTCTATCATTTTATTCCCCACGAGGTAGAAGGTTTTCCGGTATAGCCGCTCAGGTCTGCGTCTGGCGCTAAATCCTTTATAGCTTTAGCATAACTGACTGACCCCTTCTTTTCAATGGGGTAAACCAATAAATCTCCTATTTTTGATTTTTTACCGTTAGCCAGTTTTATCAGCTGCTCCTTAGCCTCTTCTAAATCCGCCTTTGCCTCTTCTAGCTTTTCCTTGGCCGCAATGTAATTATCGGCGTGTACGCTCTCGGGTATCAGTTGAACTAAACCCTCAATGTATTCGCCGGGGTTTTTTATTGCCTCTAAATACTCTAAATAAAAATCGTGTAACTTAGGTATGGTTTCGTTCATCCATTCCTTATCAAAATAAACCATTTCTAGATTATTTGCATATTGATTCCACTGATAGAAATAGCATTTATCCCTTCCTGTGCAAGCCATTTCAATTTGCATTTGCGCTAGATAGTGCAGCTGCTCTATTGGTGTTTTGAACGTTGGTCTTTTTTCATTACGCAAGCCGTATGGACATTTTACCTCCGCTACAGCGTCTTCATCTATAAGCCCATCTGGACTAGCCCCTAACCAAGGGTAATCAGGATGAACATGGAAACCGGTTTCCTCCACCTCTATTTCATGTTCAATTTCTAGCTCAAATATAGCATTGGGTTCGTTTACTTTTCCGTGGGCCGTGGCCACATTGCCGATAAATTCTTTTTCAGCGCCGTGATACTCTCGCACCATTTCGCGCATAACATCGTCACGGCTAGACCAGGGGTTAAGCCCTAGTATTGCTCCAACACGCGAGCCGGTTATCATGCCTACACGCTGTTTGTGCCATTCTTCTGTGCCTTGTTTAATCATCTCATCACCCATAAATTAAAAAGCCGCCGAAGCGGCAAGGTTATTATTATTATCAGAACGGAATATCATCATCAAAACTATCAGGCTTTTTAGCCGCAACCGGCTGCTTAACCGGCGTACCAGATGGCGCGACTGCCATAACCCAATTACCTTTTTTATCATTCATATCCCAAACGCCAAGCTTTAATAACATAGACTTATTAGCTAAGCAAGTGGCTAGGTCAATATCCTCCGGCTTTTTGCCAAGCTTAAACAGTTGACCGCCAGCGTTCGCATCAATAGCCGCCAGCATTTTCTTGGCTTTGTCTGACTTCTTAGGGTCGCTCTCGTTAACCTTTAATTTTTGAAAAATTTTACGGCTTTTAAAATCCCCCTCCAAAACTTCCCAACTTAAAGAAATTACCTCCGGTGTATCCTCGTATGTATACCACTGCGCATCCGTACAGATTGCGTTAACAGTAGTTCCGTCGGGGATTGGCTCAAAATTACCGCCGCCCATTTCAAAATTGCCGTCGTTGCTGACGGTTTCACCGTCTGACATATCCCAAAAATTACTCATAATTATTCTACCTTTTTTAGTTTAGTTTAATGATTTAATGATACCGGTGAAAGGGTTAACACCCTCTTCAAGCGGCAATAATTCTTTTATACCATATCTGTTTTTAGATACGTTTGCTGCAGAGGCCGTGCAGTCTATAACACGGTCGCCGTTACTTATTGCTTTTTTCTTTCCGTCGTCGCCCTTGGTAAACATTTTTAGTTTTAAAAACCCTACTACGTCACTATCGTCCGTGTATGGCGCTTGGCTTTTCTTGCCTAACCTCATAGTGTAGCGAGTATACGGCTCCTGATCTGGGAGGTCCATAGTTTCTGTGTCGGCATGGGCAATAAAAACTATATTCATACCTTTCTTTTCATTAAGGTAACCGCAAGCTTTCCTTACTCGCTGATGAAGTGTAGCAACCGCTCCAAGCCCTGCACCGTATCCTCCCAAAGCTTGGTTGATGCTCTTCGGCTTTTTGTCGTCTGTATCTACAATGTGCTGTATGAACAAGCGCTCAAGAGCCGTAACCGAATCAATAACAACTGTTTTATAATCGTGCTCCTCACGTATTAATGATTTTAATTGATCCCATAAATTATCTACGGTTTCAATAATCGGAAAAGCGTCAGGCATTCTGTCAGTAGGAACAGACTGTAACCCGTCCTCAGCCCTGATAAAAATAGACTTAGGAAAAGTTGCTGCCGTTGATGTTTTGCCTAAACCGGCGTCGCCTAGCAATGTGATTATTGCGGGCCTACCGGCTGGCTTGCTTATTGTTTCTAATATGCTCATTTCTATTACCCTCTGGTTTTTGTTATTTATGACTCTGCTGGAATTAACTCTATAGTTGTAAAAATAAAATCTTTATATTCTCTCCAAAAAGTTAATGCCGTTTTTCCATCCATTTCTAATATTCTTTTATCATCAAAGCTTATCCAATCTTCTATGCTGTGATTTTCACAACCTATCTGAATAACATCTTTCGTGTAATTAATATGATAAGCCTCTAAATATATTGTTTTTATTTGCTTCATATTTCCTAGTGCATCGTATAAGTTTGCATAGTTTAAGTTTGCATAGTTTAAGCTTGCACCGCTTAGGTTTGCACCGCTTAAGTCTGCCCCGCTTAAGTTTGCATAGTTTAAGCTTGCACTGCTTAAGTCTGCACCGCAGAAGTTTGCATCTCTTAAGTTTGCATAGTTTAAGCTTGCACCGCTTAGGTTTGCACCGCAGAAGTTTGCATCTCTTAAGTTTGCACCACTTAAGTTTGCATCGCTTAAGTTTGCACTGCATAAGTGTGCACCGCTTAAGTCTGCACCGATTAAGCTTGCACTGCTTAAGTTTGCACGCGCCCCTCCGAAATCATCAGCGAGCCATAACTTATGCAGCCTTAAAACCTCTTTTAATTCTTCAGCTTTCACTTTATTACCCTCTGTTTGTTTTGGTTATATTAGGCCTCAGCCGGGCTTAACTCTATAGCAGAAAATATGAAATCCTTGTATTTTCTCCAAAAAGTTAGCGCTTCTTCTCCGTCCATTTCTGATACTCTTTCGTCGCTAAAGTTTTTCCAATCTTCTATACTGTGATTTTCACAACCTATCTGAATAACATCTTTCGTGTAATTAATATGATAAGCCTCTAAAGATATTGTTTTTATTTGCTTCATATTACCTAGCGCATAGCTTAGGTCTGCACCGCGTAGGTCTGCACCGCGTAGGTTTGCACCGATTAGGTTTGCATAGCGTAGGTTTGCACCGATTAGGTTTGCACCGATTAGGTTTGCATAGCGTAGGTTTGCACCGATTAGGTTTGCACCGCTTAGGTTTGCATCGCTTAGGTTTGCATGGCTTAGGTTTGCACCGATTAGGTTTGCATAGCTTAGGTTTGCATCGCTTAGGCTTGCATGGATTAGGATTGCATCGCTTAGGTCTGCACCGCTTAGGTATGCGCCGCTTAGGTCTGCACCGATTAGGTCTGCACCGCGTAGGCTTGCCCAGTATAGGTTTGCATGGCTTAGGTTTGCACCGATTAGGTTTGCATAGCGTAGGTTTGCACCGATTAGGTTTGCATCGCTTAGGTTTGCATGGCTTAGGTTTGCACGACATCCATCAGATTTATCCTTAAGCCATAACTTATGCAGCCTTAAAATCTCTTTTAATTCTTCAGCTTTCATTTTGTTACCCTCTGTTTGTTTTGGTTATATTAGCGATACATTTGTTAAAAGTAAAAGTTTATTTTTCTGACCTGTATCTTTTTTTGTTGTTGCTTTCATTAAGAATCAAATCGCCATCGGCTACCATCTTATCTATTAATTCTTGAATAATGTCTTTCCCTTGCTTTTCTGCTTCGCCCGCTAACGACCTAAAGGCTTTAGGTCTCATTAATATTTGTTTTATTACAGACAGCGGCTTACCTTGACCTTTGCAATTCCTAATAACCGTCTCTTTAGCATTATTTTGAACGTCGGATCGTCTTATGCTGTGGCCGCCATTTTCTAAATTATTCTTACCAAGCAGATACGTGATGTCAGCAATAGAGCTTTCGACAAGAGCAAAAGCATAGTCTACATGCTCTTTTTTAACTTCTCTGCATCCTAAAGCTAGGATCGCCGACACCTTTAAAACTTGTTCATAGCACCTGGCATACAATGCGCCGATAGCTGGATGGTTCCTCTGATCGTCATCTTCGTAGTATTCCAAGCATTCGTCAAGGGTTTTCTTGGCCTCTGGCGTTATTGGCATTTCCCCCTCGTGACCTTTTATCATTCTCAAACTAAAAACAATATCCTCCTCAAGCCTGTCAACCTGATCTTGCGGCATCATATTATCAAGGTCAAGCTTTGCCCTGTACTCGTTACAGCGTACAACAAGCATACGGCCAAGCAAGCCGCTGCCTATGTTTTGCTGGTTGATAAGCCCGTCTATATTGTCCGGAGTAGAGTGGCCCATCAGGCTAAAATGCGGATTGGGGAAACCGCTTTCGATGTAACCAAGCCTTTTGTTTAGTGTGTCAACCTGATCTTGCAGATTGTCCTCGCCCATATCTATTCGTTTGTTTAGGCGTGCGATATTGTTGTTTATCTTTTCAGCAAACTCACGCTTTTCAGCGCCCCGGAAAGTGTAGAGTGACGTAGAGCTCATTGTTAAGATCTCCGCCTCCATTTTTGACTCATAGGTATTAGCATTCTTGCTCTTCATGCTCGCAAAAAGACTATGAACTTCATCTACAGCATACAGTGTCACCCCGTCGGATTCTACTAGGTTTAAAATAAACTCTTTAAAAGACCCCACGCCACCATAAACCGACTTACCGAGGGCGTTTTTTGCAGATAGTGT